CTGATTTACAAATGAAAAAACTGATTCTTTGCAACAACTCATGTGTAAGTATTTAAAAATTGATAGGCGAAATTTTAAGGGACAACCCCAGTAGAAGTATATCCAGCAAATGGAAATACCAATTAGAATAATATCCAACAAATGGATATTCCAATTAGCAGGTTATCCCTTAAAATTTACCTATCAATGAACTGTTAATCTTTTATTATTATGGCGCTATTAATACTGGTCGTTTTAAATGCGCACTTTTTGTCATTTGCCTTTTTTCCAGTATTATATCAATTGGTTTAAATGATTCAATTTTTAAAACTGAATAAAATTCTTCAGATAGTGGCCCAAATATTTTTGGACAAAGTCCATTTGTTTTTGTAGCCAGTGGATTATCAACTGCAACCACTAAAGCATATTTTTGTGTTTTTGAATACGTTGGCCGATCTCTACTTCTTTGTGAATTTCCTATCCTTACAAATAAATTAGGATCAATTATGCTAACTGGATCTGTAGTTGAATATTCTGCAAAATTAGTAAAGAAATTTTGATCATATTGTGCCGTATTATTTATAAAATCTTGTTGTGTCCAAAACATATATATATTAAAAGGAACTATGAATTGCTGATAAGGTAAAATATTTAATGGAATTGTCCATTCTGTTACTCTACCAGTAACTGGTATATTCCAAACACCTCTAAAAATTGACTGTTTACCATTAAAGAATTTCCAGCCATTCCATTTCATATCTGATCCTTCAGTTGTTGGATGAACAAATTTTGCTTTATATTGCCGCCTCTCACCAATTGGATTCAAAATTGTTTTTATGATTTTTCTTCCAGAGTTTTTATAACGCATTAAAAATATCTCTGGATTGCCTTTACTGAAATCAAAATCAGAATCATTAAATGAAACCCTTAATTGTTGATTATTATTAATTTGAGATTTATCAATACTGATTATCGGTGTAGGAATTATCAGATTTTTATTTGCCTTGCTACCTATTAAATCAAGAAACATATTACCAACACGGATGGCAGTGTTAGCTTTGTTTTGCGTTTCGTTTCTTATTACGCTTGCTTCCAGTATTAATTCCTGATCTGTTTTATTTGCCATTTTTTTTAATTAAAAGATAAATCGAATGAATCATCAAAAATTTCAGTAAGTGTACATGGACAACCTATCGAATTTTTGTTTGAATTTCCATTAACAACTTCGAACTCTATACATATAAAATCTTGGCATCCATCGTTTACCAAAACACTCTCGCAATAGTTTGAATTATTATCTTTTATTTCGAGAACAAATGAACCTGCGTATGGATTAAAAAAACCTACTGGAAAATCTGAAACATTAATGCTGAATTTTCCTTCCCAGTCTGTCGTTATCGATCCTGTATATTTCGAACCTTTATTTGAAATCACCCAAATGTAAATAGAATCAGGAGCAAGAGCAGATGAAACTTCTATCGTTTCAACTCCGCAGGCTATCCAATCCAGAAAACATTTATTGCATCCCATAATGTAAATGTACTATATTTTGAATAAAATTATCTTATTTTCAAAATATGCTTAAAAAAAGTATTTAGATAATACCTGAAACAGTCCAAAGCATCCAGTTGTTTGGTAATATCTTTTCGATCTGTTTTATCTAAGCTACCATCGGCCAGGACCATCGCATGTTCTATATCAAATATTAAACTTTTGCAATTTTCTTTATCGAGTATAATATCCAAGTGGTAAAATGCAGAATTTACCAGAACTCTATTTTCGATTAAAGTAGGATTCGATACTGGCTGTCGCATTTGTAGGCCACCGAGATTCAGTTGTGCTTTAATTATTTTAAAATAATTGAGGTTATCTTTTACAAGAGCAGAGCTGTTACGGCCAGTAGCATCACCTGTAACGAGTAATAAATATTTGCCGTATTTGGTTTTTATTACTTCGCAAAGATCATATATGTTTGAGTTTTTAAGTTTTATTTGCTCGATACACCTTATTGAATTTCCACTATGCTGGGCCACTAAGCATGTAATTGGATCACGGTTAAAATCGAACGATAGTATTAATTCCCAATTAGGATTTACTTCTGTATTTCCAGTATGTTTAACTTCATCGTACGTATAAACGAAAGGCGATTCGTTATCATTCGAACCCCAAAGACCAGCAGCTATTTCTTCATACTTTTTTTTATCGAATCCTGAAGCTATCCATAACGTCTGCTCGTATTCTTTTTTGTCCAGGAAATAGTTGTCGGTATAGTTGCAGAAAACCTTTGTGATACTAAATTCACTAAATTCAGACTTGGTATCATCGAAGAAAGTTTTTTTTATCCAGTGGTCGTTCTTTACTGCCGTCGTATTAAATGCTCCAATGAATTTAGATTTCACTTTCGGTGTCCGTAGCCTTGACATTAGAACTCCAAAATCTTTTAATGTAAACTGATCCAGCTCTTCGCAGAATATATGCGACGGATCTTTTACTGATTTTAACTTATCAGCGTTATCCGCTCCGAATGGGTTGAATGTACCTCCTGAAGATTTGCATTTAATAATCATCGAACTGTTTTCTGCCTTCGAAAAATGAAAATCATCTTCAAGGCCACGTTCATTTATTCTATCAGTTAGTGTAAGAAATACCGATATACGAACTGTATCAAAAACCTTTCTTCCATAGAAGCATCTGAAATATTCAGCGTTCATACATTCGTCAAGTAATTTATCAACTTCGAAAACTGATTTACCTGAACCATATCCGCCATACAGTAGTAAAATCTTACTGTCATCGTTCCAATGATTATAGAAAACATCATTTATTGGAATGATCCCATTCGATATAGCTATTTTTTGCATATCTTCTGGAAGTTTAATAAATCCCGATGACCTTACTGGCGTTATTTTTTTAACCATTTTCGCTTTTGTCGTTGATTTCTTTTAGTAATTTATCGAACTGATTATCTGTAAGAATAGTTGGCTGGTTTATCTTTTCACCTAACGATGTCAGATCAGTTTTTGTAGCAGCATAACTTCCACGCTTTTTAAATATCTGACTAATTGCCGCAATAGATTCCATTGGCGTAACATCTCTTAAAATCACTTGGCCTTTCACCCATTCTGATACTGATAAATTTCCAGAAGCGAATTGGCAAAGAATAGCCTCGAGTTCTAAATCCGATTTTAAGCCGATTACAGCAGCGTCTGCTATCTGCTCGTATCTTACTTCGTCTATCGCATTATTTTTAAATTTTACCCACTGTGATTCTGCGTCAGGATATATTTTCAAACATCTGGTCTTGTTGATTTTTATTTCTACCCTCAAAAGTTCATAGAAGTTTGTGGCACCTCTTTCACCTTTGTCCAATAAATCCTTCATCATTTGAATTAATATATCGTCAGAAACCTGCATTTTTTTCTTAACTACTTCCATAAAACATATTTAAAACATTAATAATTCTTCTGTGCTTTTTTTGTATTTCTGATCTATTATCATTGGCGTTGTATTACTCCATTTTATCGCATGATGTATTCTTGCATTTGTAGTATGCATCATTGAAACTTTTACAGCTGAAGGGTGCATCATTACCGTTGTAAATGCTTTGCAATATGTTCCGTATCTTAAATACATGTCAGTGATACCACTATTCTGGCTTTGCGTAGCAGCCTGATTTAACTGTAAGTTAGTAAAAGTGAAAAATATATCGCCACGAGTTCCGAGAGTTGTGTAAGTGTTAACGTCTTCATTCATTGCTCCTATGAATTGAAATTCCCGGTCTGTCGAGCAGATAAAAGAGTTCATGCATTTACGTTTGAATCTTATTCCTTGGAAACCACCTATATGATCGCCTCCTTGTGAAAAAGCTATCGATTTAATATTTACTGATTTGTAAAAATTAAGCATAATATCGAATACTGCATCAATATTCGTTATAATTTTTGTTCCGATAAAGTAGCGATAATAAAATCCATTATAATCGTCATCAAGCTGAATAAAATATTTAACACCTATTTCATTAGCTATTTTAAAGCAGGCATTTCTTGCGTGTGTAATCGTTCTACGTTCGTCAAAGTTATTACCTTCGTCAACTTGATCTGCTGTTGCTTTTTTATCAAATATTTTTACATATTCAGATCCAAAGTTTTTTATGTATTTATCGATAGTTTTATCTTCATTATCTACGATAAAATATATTTTACCAGTATATCCGCACCTATTTAGAGTGTTTAAAGTTTTTACGTTATCCGGTCTTCCGTGTGTCAGTATAAAAACTGCAAAATTATTATTATACATTATTTTTGTTTTATCCAGAAGGAAGGTTTGCGATTAAAAATATTTGTATCGTGTTGCTTATAGCCAAGCTTTCTCATTTCTTGGCCAAAAATTCTACCGAAACCTTTCGATGAGACTTTAGCGCCGTTGTAATCCTGTTCTAAAAAATGCCCAATAGAAGTTGTCCCGAAAGAATTTGCTATTAAAAAAAATTCTGGATCTGACGTTGCTACCAGGTATTTCAAATGCTCAATTGGATCCTGAAAATGCTCAAAATATTCAAATGCGAATATTGCGTCAATCTTACCGATTTGTTCAGTACCCTCTTTTAAGTTAACACCAAGTTTTTCGCATAGTTTCCACTGGGTAGTATCTTTTAAATTTGTCCCATAAACTTCATGCTCTTCAAATATTTCAGATAGAGCCAAGGTTGAGTACCCTATACCGCAGCCTACATCAACAATTTTTAATTTACCACCTTTTTCTGTTATCTTTTCATATATCGACTTAAAATTGTAGAAATTTAAATGATCATCTTTAGATGCTAAAGATTTATTATCAATAATCGATCTAAGATAATTTCGTGAATATATCTTCCAGCAAGCAAAGCAGTCTGCTAAATAATAAATATCATCGTAAACTGAATAATCTGGATTTTCTTCCCAAAGGGATGAGTACCAACGATCTTGTAGGCACTGTATTTTTTCAGGCGTTTTTCCTCCATCGTGCCATTTATATAGAAGCTGCACCTGATTAATAAAATCATCTTTATTTACATCGAATAAAGATTTACAAATTTCTGCAAACTCATTAAGATCTTGTTTTGAGATTTTCTGCAAAGTTTTTTTATTTTCCATAATACTTATTTTATTATTTTCCATAATACTTATTTTATTATTCGCCATATTCTTGTAGGTATTGATTTTTAATATCTGAACAAAGTTTTACGTATCCGAGTTCTATTGCTTTTTCGAAGTCTATAATTACAAGCGCTGATCGTTCCATTAGGTATTGCATTTCAACTGAAGCTTGAGCATAATAGTCAGCTATTTTTTCATAATGGAAAACATTATGTCTTGCTGCTGCATCTTTTAAAAATGCTTTTTCTTCTTCGCTTACGTTTGAATTATCTATTTCTGAAATCATTCTTTGAGATTTCGACCTGTTACATAATTCCATGATATGAGGTTTTTCATATTTAGGTTCATAAATAGGTGCTTCAATTTTTACAGAATATTTTTTTTCTTCTTCTTCTGCTTTGCTGAACATGTTAAACTGTTTCATAATTTTTGCGCTTTTATTATTTTGTAATCGTTATGGTTTATATGAACAATGAAGATATCTTCAATTTTATATTCTTTGCATAATTTTTTGTAAAGAGATAATTGCATGCTATAATGATAAAGAGTACAATCTGGTATATGTGAAAAAGGTCGTAGCATCATTTTACCGTAATTATTTTCCTGGATTATTTCGTTTGTTTTCCAGTCAAGTATAAAGTACTGGTTTTTACTATTTTTACAGATACAGTCTATCGTTCCTGATATACCTAAAATTTCGTCGTAAACTATTATTTCAGTAGCTACTGGAATAAGTCTATCTGTAAAAAACATTTCGCAGATAAATTTTACTGCTGTTTTTTCTTTTCCATAGTTTCCAGTAGTTAAAATCTGATTATGTAAAATATAATGTTCAAAAACGTAATGAACAGCGGTTCCTATTTGGCAAGCTATTTCGCCAAGTTGTTTCCATTTAGATAAAACCAAAGATTTTTCAAGTCCGTGTTTTAAAGCATATTTTTCTGCTGCTCCTTCTGAATCAAATTTATTTTTATGTTCAGATATAAAAGTCGTTACGCTTTTTAATAATTTTCCATTAACCGTATATGTATGATTTTCTGGATTAAACTCGCATTTACCGTCTGTGCTATATTTCATAAATTATGTTTAATATATAAAGTAACAATAATAACATCCAAAGTAACAGGTTAAAACGATATAACTAATTGATTATCAAAGAAAGTTACAAAGTAACAGTTTTTTCGTAGTCTATGTAATTGTATCTATTTATATAAATAATAATATACTTTTTAAATCTCTATATTTTTGTTACTTTGTAACTTTCTGCCGAAATCTATAATGGCATTGGTTTTTAGGAAAACAGTAAATGTTACTACTTTGTAACTATTGTAACTATTATCGCTGTTTTGGCCTTAAAACATCTTTTCATACACGTTTCTTTCTATTTTCTGAAACAGTTTTCCGTCCTGTCTTGACAGAAAAACCTTCGCCGATCCCTCCTTTATGCCGAAAGTTACAGCAATCTGTAGCATCGTTTTCGTACTGAACTGCTGAGGTAAACTGTCATACATTAACTTGTAGTTTTCGTTTAGCTTATCAACTGGTGTTTCTGGATTTAATACTTTTCCAGCCTTATGCATATTACCAAGGAAATACTCAGTCAGCCTGATCGCCCGCTCCATTGTTTTAGAAGTAACAATACTGGATCTGTTTTCGCCGTCTTCAATAACCTGTATAATTAAAGAAAACCGCAGGCAGTAATCCTGATACTTGGCGATAATTCCTTTAATATTATCAGTAGCAGCTTTATTATACTTCGTATTCTTATGATCGAACCATTCTTTATAAAGCAAATTTGCCTCCTGGTCCAGTTCGTAAACAGTTTTTTCTTTAAATCTAAATTCGAGCATTGTAAAGAAAATATCGTCAAAAGCAGATATAATATTCTTTGGAACTATTATTTGCTGCCATGGCTGCTTTTCCTGCTGTTTAGGGTAAACAAAAAGGAATCTATGATAAAACCCATTATGCTGCCTTTCTTCTTTGCTTAATGATTCCAGAACGCCTGGCTGAATACCTCCGATAATTGAACAAAATGGATCGTTTACTTTTTTTACTCCTGTAGAAACTCGCTGATTCAAAATACTTGATCCTGACCATAATTCCAGCCATTTCTGTTCTTCATCGCCAGCCTTGTATTGATTCATCCTGTTTAAAAATCCACTAAGTTCGTCAGCTAAAATACAGCACCCAAAAGGATTATTCATAAGTATATGGCTGACCATTTCGATAGTAGAATCTTTGATAATAGTTTGCGGGAAAATAGGTGTTGAAGGTTTTTCACTGTTCTTTTTATCCTTATCGTATTGGGCCAATTCTTTTTCGTAGCTTTCAACCTGTAATTTATATGAAAGATAATTTTCGTTATCAAAAAATTCCAAAGGTGCAAATGCTTTTTTTACTGCTGGCGTTTTAGCTGCTCCTGGTGGTGCTACTATGGCCATATATAAAATTGATTTTACGTTATATCCTGGCATTGCTTGTAAATATGTAGTATTTCCGATAACAGTAGAAATAGCACCTAAAATTGCACCAGCGAGATATTCATGCTGTATACTTTGAGCGAAAATAAATTGCTGTATCTTTTCTGGATAAATATCATAAGGAAAATTCAATCGATCATTTATAGGCTGCTTTGTTACTGGCAATGTAGGCTTTAAAATAATATCGTACGTTTTACATATATATTCTATGTCTGAAATTGTTTTCTGCCAGTCACGTTTATTTTTATAGTAGATTATTTTTGTAGGTGTTAAAATCCAAGCAATATCATCTTCGTTTATTTTATTATGGAAGTTTGGGAAATCAACAAAGCTACCTGAGAACAACAAAAGTTTTTTCGTACTGAAATAAACCTTCGCAGAATATGCTGCGTTTGATCCTTTTCTCAAATAAGGCAAATAATGTTTTGGCGACCGCTTATTTTTTACTTCAAATAATTCAATACTATTTAATAACCTTTCGAATATTTCATCGTTACATTCTGAATCGAATTGTAATGCTGTAGATTCGTATTCGTTAGGGTACGATATTATTTTTTTATCATTAGTAAGTATATCAGTATTGTCATAATCGTTAAAATACGATGCAGCTGAACATAGCAGATCAAATTCATCCTGATCTAAATCTTCAAGGTCGGTAAAATCATTATGAATTATTTCATAATCTGGTGTAGGATAACAGAACGATAAAAGTCCGCCAGTGTATACACTTATCACCTCTTTTTTATCCTTACTAACTGCAAGCATCTTTTTATTATCTACACCTTTAAATTTAGCGTAAACGTGAAAACCTCCTGACCTTGTTTTTTCGATACAAACTTTTCTTAATACATCTTCGTTTGTCGATGCGATAATATTATACCAATCGTCAAAGATATTTTTACGAGTATCGTTCTTTAAATCAAAATCGAGCATAAAAAACGGTGGATATAATTTCAAAGCTATCGCATTGCAATTTTGTATTTTTTTGAGCCATCTTGTAATATCATTCATATCTGGTTTACCATCAAGTGAATGAATATCTGTTTTATGATCAGGATAAATTTCTGCTTGTTTTTTATCTAAATTCCAGTGAAGTGGTATTGGGTGCAAACCTATTGAAAAAAGGTCTGAAAATATTGAAATATCCATATGAATTTTTCTAAATAAAAAGAGGATGTCATGTAGTGATGAACATCCCCTTTAAAACGTGAGGTTTTAAATCACTTCTTGCACACTACTGCATGAAGTAATATTTGACAAACTTAATAAAAAATTATCGTACCAATCTAAAAAACCATCAATTGTTTTTACAATTATGTATACACCTCCAGATTTTTCAATTGCTTTTTCATATTCCATCTGATCTTTGCTTTGTTTATCCTTATTCCATTTTACTTCTATTTTTACAGGAATAGGAAAACGGTAATATTTATGAACAATATCTGCTTTTATATCTGACGAACCTTTCGTTCCTGTTCCTTTCTGCCATTCCATTGAACCGATAACTCGTTCTCGTCCTACTACGTCAATATATTTTTCTGTCTTATCTACTGGCCTGCCCATTGTATTCGTTCTTTCAGCGTGATGTCCTTCCCAAGTAAGGAAATTTATTACAGCTCTTGTTAATCCATTTGAACTTGTAACTTTTGGAAAAGTTACTTTCATTGTTTCGCCTCCGCAAGCTTCGAAGTATACAGGTGATTTATTTTTCACCCAATTATTATGACTGTTTCTGTATCTCGTATTCCATCTCATATTACCAATATTTAATACCCAGAATTGGGCAAAGTGAAAAATCTTCTTTAAACTCTTGAATTTCGTTTTGATTATGACGTTTAAATTCGAGATTATTTTTTTTAATATAATGCTGAACAGATGAAACAGTGATTCCTAATTTTGTAGCTATTTCACGCTGTGTTAATTTTAAAGAATTTTCAGTAATAAATCTTTTATCGTATTCAGAAATTATTGTAATCCTCATTTCCATTTTTTTATTAGTTCATTAACTTGTTTAACTGCTTCTGCGTAATGTTTTCCTTTTACAGAATAAAAAACCTGAACCATTTTTTCATCCTTATCAACCTTCGTTCTACCACCTCCATAATATTTACCTTTCGCCATAAAATAAAATTTAAAAGAGCTGGGCAATATACCCAGCCCATTTGTTAATTAAAATGGAAGATCACCGTCTGAACTCCCGGTCGTAGGTAACACTGGTGCTACGTAAGGTGGAGCTGATGGCGTAGCTGGAATTGCTCCTGTAGTAGGTTTAAAAGTATCTACAGATGCATACAGATTTCCTTCTTTTGATTTAAGAACTTGCAAACGTAATTGCTTCTCACCGTTATATTCACTCAATAGTTCTGGATTTTCTTTTCCAAAATTTACGAGTTCATTAAAGGTAATAACCAGAGCACCGATCACGAAGTCTGGCTGACTTGCTTTCTTGTTAAAAAATCTGATTCCTTTTGGTAGTATTTGATCTGCCATAATTATGCTGGTTTACAGAGCCAGTGTGTTTAGAGTTTACTGAAAAATAATTTTGTCCAGATAGGATGCTTTTGCGAAAAAATACCTTTCGACGGCCTTTGTTCGATAATATATTCGACGATCCTATTTATCGGCATACCATCTTTTGTTGTTCCCATTTTTATTTCGTCACCTACAGCTATTTCGTAATCAGATAGAAAACTAAATTCTGTTTCAGAATACTTAAAAAGTTTGATTTCCATTTTTTATTTTTTACTGTGATTAATACATTTTGAACCGAATAAAATTTCCCTATAATTTAATACTTTTTCACAACCGAAATGAGAGCAAGTTAGTTCAGGTGATCCATTAAATGATTCAATACTCAAACTATTAATTTCGTTCCTTATTGTTTTAAAATTATAAATATCAGTAGTGCACATTTTTCTGTTTTTTGCTTTATAAGTTTTACGATAATGAGCCTGATAAATTTTCTGATATTCTTTTGTTTTTAATATTCTTTCTTTTAAACTATTCATTTAAAAAATACACGGATATACCGCCGTGTCGGTTTAACCAAAAAACTATATGAAATCAATTATCGCTACTGCCCAATTTTTAAATCCTTTGAACTTAGTTAATATTTCATCTGTAACTTCTGACGCTGGCAGATCCAGTTTCAAGTTTTCGATTGAAGATAATAACTTTTCTTTTATTGGTTTTTTAGCTTCTATTTGTTCAGCAATAAGTTTTTCCTGTTTTTCTTTTCTTTCACGATCGAGCTGCTCTTTTTCCTGCCTTAATATAGCATCAATTTTTTCTTGATTTTTAGCTTCAATTTTACGTTTCTCTGCTTCTTTATTTTCAAAATTTACAGCACTTATTTTTATCCTTTCTATCGTTTTTAAATAATCGTCTTCGTCCATTTCAAGCATTACGTTATAATCACTTATAAAATTTACAAGGAACTTCATTTCGGAATTTCTTTTATTGCGTCTGCTTTCTTTTAATTCGGATTGCTTTTTCAAATTTTCATTTTCTTTTCTTGTCCTTTCGAGTTCAAGATCATCTTCAATTTTTTTTAATGCTGCTGCTTTTTCATATTCGATTTTCTTTTCGTAGCTAAGAATTGCACCAGAAAGAATATTGTCAAAAAGCACCTGATCCATAATACCGAAATTTGTAGTATCAGAATAATCGATATACTGTTTTATTTGATTTCTTCTTTCTAAATCAAGTTCCGATACTCTTTTCTGTTCCTTAAATTCTTGATATTTTTCCACTTCCATTAAGTCAGCTTCGATAAGTTGACTTGTGTTTATAACTATATTATGAAGATTCTGGATCAAATTTGATTCAGCATTCAATAAAGTTTTGCTGCTATCTTTTTGTGCTACAGTTGAAGTTCTATTTCTTACAAGTGCAAGTCTGATTTCTCGTGCAAGTTTCGAATCAAGTTCAGTCGGATTTACACTATTAATCGCTGATGCTCTTTGGCTTAATTCTTTTACTATAATCATGAAAGGTGCAAAAGTAGCAGCGTGTTCGGTAGCTTTTTCAATTCCAGATTTTTGAGTAATACTGGTAAACTCTTCGAGTATAATTAATTCGTTCGACATTATTTTTTTGATTTAATTGTTTCGTAATGTGCTTTTCCTGATGCTATAAAATTATGGGATGCTTTTACAAAATCAGGAGCTGTCATTTTATACTGTGTCATTTCTTCTACAGTAGAAAGAATCGACCAACCTTTACACCAAGATTCGATTACTTCATTTCGGTGTTCGTTACTTTCAGTCGTATCTACTATTGAAGATGATATCGTTTCGATTAAATCTTTTTTAACCTCTTTTTCTGTTTTAATTACTACTTCAGGCTCAACTTCTTTTTTAACTTCTTGCTGAGGTTCAGGATCAGGTTCAGGAGCTGTTTTTGCTTTTGGTTGCTTTTCCTTTTTAACTTCTGTTTTAACTGTTTCATAAACTACATCTTCAGTTCTTTCAGGCATTTCTTCTGGCGTATAAGGCATTCCACCGAGTTCGTCATTAAAGCATAATCTGAACCCTTGGGCCATAGCTACTTTTTTTGTCATCGTAACTGCTTTCGACCAGAATTTTGTCACTCTGTTATCTCTCGTTACCTGAACATATTCGATGTAAAGAACTTCCCAAACAAAAGGTTTTGATCTATCCTTTCGATGTATAGTTATAATTGCCTTCAGATCACCTTTTTCTGCCGATCCTTCAGTTGTTACATTCCAGCCGTCTAATAATCCCGATCTTTCAGCACGTTTGATATACGTCTCATATCCAGTTATTATAGACATTACTCCATTATACTTAGATACATGGATTTCACGTTTAAAAGGATTCAGGTTGTATGCTTTACAAATTTGCATATACGTGTCCTTTTCACCAGGTGTTAAATCTTTCGTAAGGCCAAGATTTTCGAGGTGGCTTAATAATGTTTCGTCTGAAACTTTTTCGATTTGACTGTTCATTGTAATAACTTCTTGATTTTCTTTTTTCATTACTTTGTTTTTTGGTTAATTAAAAAATTCTTGTGGCCATAAAGCAACTGGCTTTTCATCCTGCGTTATGTTTTGCCAGATAAGCGTCTTGTTTTTCGTTTTCTATTTCTTCGAACTCGATTGATCTTTTTAAATCGTTGAACATATCTTCAATCTGGTTTTTGTTCCATCCCATCTTTTGCATGAATAAAAGATATTCTGAAGATCGGCCAAGACTGTTTGAAACTTTTATTCTTTTACCATTTCCAGATAATACTTGATCTGGTTCAAGTTCTGATTGTTGCCATGCATCAAATTGTCTGCTCATTTTTTATATATTTTGTTTATGTAAAATCTACAAATAAATATCTGCCTCATTGAATGTGGCATCATCAGGATTATCCTTATTTTGCTTGTCATTATAATTTTCTATTAAGTAAAAACAGATGAAAAAAAATATTGAATTTAAAAGAATTAAAATTGAAAATAAAGCGAATAAATTATAAAGAAATTCCATGATAAAAATATGTTTTTGAAATAATATTGTTTTTCATTAAATAAACATCTTTTCCAGCAGCAAAAGTTTGTCCTGTTTTTGATAAATTAATGAATACCAAGAAACAATCGTCGGCCATTGCTTTTCTTGTAAATTCTATTTTTTCTGTTCCTACAATTACAGTGTAATTATTTTTCATAATGATTTTTAATTTATATAAATACCTTTATCAGTTATTGTGATATTTGCGTAAATTGTCGTTTTGATTGTCATAGTGTTTGCTATTGAAATGTAAATATACAAACTATTTTTTTAAATAAAAAAACTTTTTATTTATTTATTTATCTTTGCAGTATGAAAAAAGAACTATTACAAGCTAAAACAGTACGCAGAGGTCCGAAAAAAAAACCTTTGAGCGAGATAAAAGTGCCTATAAAAATCTGGGTAAAAGCAAAATATGTAAATAAAGCGTCAAAGGAAATGGCGTTAATTGAAGAAAAATATCAAGATTAATTATGAAAAAACTATTCAGAAAAATTGTAGCTATTTTTAAACGCTGTCAATATTGCGGCAGGACAATAGAAGAAACTGGAGCAGGTACAGAACCAAGGCCATATATGTGCGAAAGATGTTTTGAAAACGGCGGTGATGATTAAATAAAAAAGCCTGATTAATTTATCAGGCTTTTTTTTATATCTCTTTTAACTGAAAATGCATTCCATCTTTTCGTTTCCAATTACCACCCCAATCGAATCCGTTATCTGTAAAACATTTTACAAAGCCTGCTGATAATACTGGAACTTTACCAAGTCCATTCCAGGCAGCATTTACATCGATAGCAATTGCCCAGCTATGTAAACTTGCTTGCGTTTTACTGCCTCGCATATAACGGATATTAAAACACCCATCGAACGTTTTTAATTCTTTAATAAATCCTGTAGCTATTAATTCGCAAAATGCTTTTGTAAGTGGCTGGATCAGATCTTTATTACAGTATAATTTTTTTGGTATTACTCCAATTTCAAGATGCGATGGAACATCCCAAACTACAAGTGAAGATTCTTTTTCAGGAGGGCCATATTTTGCAAAACATTTTTCAGGTGTTACCATTATATGAATTTAAAAAATTTAAGAAGTCGAAAAATATATGGAATCGATAAACCAAAAATGAAAAATATTAACCAAAGAATTTTTTTATTTTTCTTTTCAATTATTAATTCCTTTTCAGTAATTTTTGTACTTAATTCCAAAATTTTAATATCCTTTTCAGACATAAAAACATTTAGCGCAATTATTTCACTATTCATTTCAAAAATCTTCGAACTGTCTTCTATATTATTAGTTATAAAAACCTTTTCAATAATTTTATAAGGAACTTTTACGGCGATAGTTGTCTCGAAACTATCAATTCCATTTTCTGGACATTTAACATCAATTATTTCGTAAAGCGTATCTGAAATTTTAAGTGTATCTGACTTCACTGTAATACATGGAAATGAATCACGTGTAATCTTCGCCACAAGCTGTTTATCTTTCTTAAAAGATTTTTCCAGGTGCTTACTAACGCTCATACAAGAGAGCAGTAAAACGGCTGAAACGAAGGCAAGTAAAAGGTAAAATATTTTATTTTTCATACATCTTGATTTTTCTGGTAATTTTCACCATTTGCCAATAGAACACCAATTGCTTTTACCAGGGCGACCAGAGCGACGTTAAAAATGATAATTAATTTATTTACAAATGCCTCATCTTCGAAACCCCAACCCTGAATCATAATAACTGCCGAAGGTATAATAATAATCAATAGTGCTTCTTCAAGTTTTCTATACCATTTTGGAGCAGGCTTTTTTGAATTTCTTGTTCCGATTGTTACTTTTCCCATTTCTTTGTTTTACGTTTATAATATCCATGAATATATTTTATTATTAACTGGCCTAAATACGCTGCAGCACCAGAAATAAATGCCGTAAAAATTGTAGTGAAAAAACTTCCAGTCATAATGTTTGCATAAATCCCAACAAACATTCCAAGAATTGTGCTTCTTACTTCATTTGTCATTTTATGGCAAATTTTAATTTTTAAAAACTTGTTTCAACTCTCATTAAAGATAAAGAATATCCAATCACACTTGACGTTAAACCTCCAACAGAAATCCATCCTCGTGGAGCGAGTAAAGTATTCGCTGCAGGTAAATCTGTATTTACTGATCCTGAAGCTACTGTTCCGCTCGATAAATCTGTAAAAGTATATGTAAATGTTGTTGAATTTGGTGGGCAATGAAAAATGATTTCGTATGCTGATGTTCTATCTACAATTGGTACAGCAATTCCAAGATCAATTTTGGTAGCAGTTCCTGCTCCATCGTTTCGCATAAATTGAATATTTGCATCTGCTCCATCCCATCCAACGCCTATCATGTTTGTCTGTGTTGAAGGTTCAATATCAGTTGGCGCAGTAGCACTTGAAGTCATTCCAGTAAAACATCTATTTCCAGTAACAGAAACACCTGTTGCTGGCCCAAATCTACAAGCGAAATAAAAACCTCCACTGCCAGCAGTATTACCGATAAAATACTGTGCCGCTGAACTTCTTACGCCAGCTATTGCACTGGTTGTAGGTGTTGTGACAAGATAATCAAGCCTGTGCATTTGTGTATGCCTATTGGTCGTTGCTATATTTGCGGCAGTTGCGGTTCCAGCAGCAGTAAGAGTAGCAGCGCCAACAGAGGTAATCGTTGTACTATTCCCTGCAGCCTGCCAAGCAGCAGAAGATTCCATTGGCATATCTTCAGAAAGTAAAGTTACATTTCCGTCTGAAGTTGCATATTTACCATTAACGCTTAACGCAAAAGTTCCGTTATTATTTGGAAGATAATACTGCCAACTTGAAACAAGATTATTCGCTGAAATATTACCACTATTTGTACCGCTATTTGCGAGACTTAAAAAATTTGCATATAGCTGTGCAGTTGCTCCAGCTGCAGGATCATAAATATCAAGTACGCCAACTCCACCATCATTCCAAAATTGACCTAATTGTGCAGACAAATCTGAATTATAAATTCCTAAATAATCAATTGCGTTTAATCCATTATTAAAATATTTTAAACCTGAAAAATATTGATTTCCAGTAGCTACCATTCCAGGTGTAGTTGGTGAGGCATAACTTAATTGTAAAACGCTTCCAGTGATTACTGCACCATTTGAATTTATAGATGTAGGCGCACCCATTGAAGTAACACCGCTACCTGAAGGATATTTATACGCACTTCTTATTCCATTTTTTACTACGATTAAAGAATCACCAATGCTATTACTTGAAACATCTTTAACTGGCGTAAATCCTAAAATTCCAGCGATTGAATCATGCTCCCAAAGTTCTGAAGTTGAATTATAATATAGCGCTTCTTTATTCAAAGGCGCAACATCTTCGACATCTGATAATTGGGCAATATTTATATTTGGAATTACGGCCGTTGGAATTGCAGCAATAGTTCTTACTGGCGTTAAACCTCCAAATTGAAATTCATAAGTTGGATCGCTACCACCTGCAACCCTTGTTCCGTAAAATTTTAAAACAATCCTATCGGTATTTAAAAAAACACCGTCATTCCATAAGGCTGCAGCAGAAAACTCAGAGTATATAGCAGATGATGGTGGAAGTGTATTATTTGAAGTCGTTATAAATGTTTCTGTACCTAAAACATCCCGCTTATAAACTTTAAAATAAAAAACTGCCGTTCCAGATCCAGTTAGCTTTCTAATATTTCCAACAGTAGTAATATTAAACAATCCTGGATTTCCAGATATAATATTGCTTTCGGTAATCAAATTGGCGATAAGCTGATCAGGAATAGTAATAGCGCCTGTCGGTATATTTACAGCCGTTGTATTATAATGCGGACTTGCTATATCGCCTACAAGTCTAAAATACGTTGGAATATCAGATGCTGTATTCGTAGCGAATAATTCCAATGAAGTAGGTAAATTTGCCGATGTTAAATATGCGTTATTATCAATACTTCCATCTGCTTTTAAGAACTGAGTTGAAACACCTCCATTTTTTATTAAATGAGTAGCTGTTAAATCAAATGCACCAAGATTAACATTCCCAGTTGCACCTGTATATGGAACATACGAACCTCCACCGCCAGAAACCATTAAAGTATCATTTCCAATCACGATACCTCCTGATACAACGCTTGGTTTTTTCCATTGTCCCCAACCGTTACCTACGTTAGTAAAAATTCCGAGAGTATCTTTCGTTTTGTTCTGAATTTTAACCTCGTTAAATCCACCTGTTTTATAAAACAAAGTCGTATCGTAACGAAACTGCCCAACAGTTTGAGCAGAAAGAAATCCACTATAAAAAATTAGTATTAAACTTATAAATTTTTTCATATTAAAAAAGCGGGCATTTCACCCGCATTGTTTTTTTATTAACCATTAACAACGCACGCATCAAAGATACCAGGTGGAACATCAAATGGACACGGTAAATCTTTTCCTGCCCATTTAACGATTACATCCCAAACAACTTCCGTTGTAGTATCATCCTGAACTGGTGCTTTTGGAATCACCTGAACAGGAGCGTCTGTAATATGAATTTGCGTTTCTGTTCTGTACGCAAATCTGTAATCTCTGCTGTTTTTAAGAGCGTTGTAGAAATTACAATTCAGACGATAGTTTGGATCGAAATATTCAAGCTGGAAATTATAGCCAGTCAAGCGTGTTACTTGATCGCCATATCCTGCTGTTTCTACTTCAGCACCTCCATCAAACGATCCTTTCGTTGCAGGTATGATAATAATATCACCAGCAGCAAAACCAACCTGCCATTCGGTAGGACTTGTTGGATCAACGAATGAAAATGTTTTTTTGATAAAAGCTACACTACGAATACGGCCGAGTTCCGTTTCTTCGCAAGTATCGCATACATGATCTGGTATCAGCGCATCGCAACCAGACGGATAATATACTGCCATTTTAATTAATTTTATATTGTGAATAATCTTCAGGACATAAATCAAAACAACCGCTTTTAAAAGTTATTTCGATATTATAATTTAATTGAAACAGGTTATAATATTCAGAAAGTCTGTTATTATTACCTCGGTATTCGGAAGCATATATCACCTGTGAAGTCAGGTTTGCAGATATTGGTAATATACGAACCGAATTAATATTTATGTTTGACATAACAGATTGTAAAATCATTACGATTTCGTCTGCTCTCAATTTTGTTAATCTTTGATTATTAAAACAATAAAGTGACATTACAAATGTATTTATCGTGTTCAGCTTATCACCGAATCCATCTTTATTTACAATCGTTATCGAATTTGTCCTATGATAGATTTGCATTGGATAACTATCGTCTATCGATACTGGCATTTCATTTACGATAGGCTGCGACTTTCCATCCTTGTCAAGCAAGATAGATACACCATAAATTTTACATCCGTTAAAAACACCTTCAAAAGCGGTGTTAATTATACATACGATATCATTTAGTGATTGCGCCATTTACGAGTTCTTGTATTCGTTCTGAAATATACTTTTTTTCAACTGGTGATAAATTAAAAATGATTCTACTTTTATTTGCTTCAACCCATCTTGCTTTTTTAAAATTAAATGGATTATTGAAACCAATTCCATAACCATTCGTTGTAGCTATTACCGACCAATCATTTTCAAGCTGCCTCGTTAACGATACTATTATTTTTGTATCTTCGCTACGATTGTTTGCTATTCTTGCGTTCATATATCCTGAACTGTATGTACCTATTTGGCCCTCGTCTGTAGCTTTTCCATCGCGATGTATTCTTTCCTTCATCATCGGTATAGTTTCTATCGCCAGCGGCCGTAATAAATACTCTTTATCTTTTAAAAGATCGAAATTCGTTTTTAGCTTATCGACTACAGATTTTATATTTGTCGTTATGGTAGCCATGTAATAGTTTCTGGATTACCTCCGCAGCATAATTGGCAAGAACTTATGTCCATGCATTTTACAGAAGCAGATAAAAATTTTTCGTATTCTGCTTGATAGTAATCTTTTAACTCCTTGGCCTGTTGAATATCTACAGTCGTAAATCTATTTAATCGGTTGCTATTTATCCTGAAAATCAAGATCCAAACACCGAGTAAATATTTCCATGATTGTATAAGAACATCGATATTTTCGCATATTAAAGCGTCGTAATCGCAATCGCAATTTAGCTTATAACATTTTTGCATTTCCGAAATTACATCTACTTTAAATTGTTGAACAGCGTTACTCTGTACATCATCCCAAACTCCAAGATAATTTATCTGCTCTTGATCCGCTATTTTATCGATACTTTCGATATTTATTCCTGGCAAACTATTAATATAGATGCCACTGGCAGGAGCATCATACGCTCCTGCACAAAGTGACAATCCAATATAGTTAATGAAGCACTCCATTACGAGTTTGTAATTGTGTAACGTAATGCACCATTAGTTCCGCCAAGTGGGTCGGTAACTCTGAAAGCATCATCAGGTTGAACCCAAAGTGAGTAATCTTTGCTGATGATAAACTGCCAGCCTCTGTTTACTGTCTGGGCTGTTCCGTTAACAGTCACCGAAGTAGGACAATCGATGTACTTCATTTGTACGTCGAATACTAAATCGTTTAAACAGTCAGGAGCGCAACCAAATTCAGTTACAGGCAAAGCCATGGTAAAGAAAATTGAATTTCCTTTTTGGCCAGCGTAAGGTCCAACATATTTATTTCTGCTGATGAACTTTACAGAACCAGGAGCAAAAGCACCTATCTGATTTGCACCCCATAGGCTTTGCGTGTCTTTATCAAAAAAGAAACGAGGCAAACCGATTCTGCTATAATCGAAACCTGCTTGATTACAACAAGCCATTAGTAACGATTTATCGAAGGCTGAAAATAAACCTCCACCAACGATACATGGATCACCACATATTTCGTTTTCTTGGAAGTCTTGTAAAAGCTGGATGATACCTGCTGATAAATCAAGACTTGCAGTTTTGGCGATATTAATAGTTTTCGCTGCAGCACTTCCGGTTGTAACGTTATTACCAAATTCTGTAGCAGCTAATGTTACAAGATCACGATTGATCGCTCTTAAAACAATGTTTGCTCCTTCCAGGATTCGATCGTAATGTTCTCTCATTACTCTGGTTGCAGGATTTCCTACACCTACTGAAGCGGCGTATTCTGCGCAGTATTTACTTACAGTTTCGTCTGAAACATAAAAGCTGTACTGCTTATGGCGCATTGCTCCAAGCGACCATTCAGATTTGGTTGGGATGTTATTTACATCGCAATCGTCTTCGTCCTGTACTTGAGACAGAATCGGGCGTTGTGTGTAACTAACTGTTAGCGTAGTTTGTTGGCCATCACCTGAAAATCCATCATTGATAGGACTTACAGAACTGTTCTGGCAACAAAATGTCATAGCTAAGAAACCCGCAACGTGAAGTTTACGTGAGGGCGCATTTTCGCCTGCTATACTTTCGATTGAACGTAATAACGCAGGGCAATATCCATTTGCCATTTTATTTAATTTTTAAAATTGTGAATTTATCACATCATTGATGGGCGAGGTACAGCCATATCAGCGAGCACCTGATCAACATGCGACTTTAAAAAGCCTGTGTTAGCATCTTCGTTAGCAGGTGGTGTTCCTGGCTGCTGTTGTTGCCTTTGTTGTGCTGCTGGCTTTGGTGGGCCACTTACTTTAAGAATCGGAGCGAATGATTGATCTAAAAAACTTTGAGGTGTCAGTTGAACGTGGTTGCTCCCGAAAACATTACTACCGTCTTTTGCAAGCAGTTGTAAATTTCCATTTTCATCTGTCCTCAATTCTGCATTTTTATCCTGAAGTGCTTTTGTGATAATAGCTTCCATAGTGGCTGACCTTATATCGCCTGGAAGTTCATCGTAAATAGTTTTATAATTACCAAATACAGTTTTAATAGCCGACTGTAAATGGATGTTTTTTATTTTCCCTTCGTATTCACTTTTCACTGCTTCTGTTTCTGCTTTTGCAATTCTTGCTGCTTCATGAGCAACTGTAAGCTGTTTATTTATTTCATCCTTATCTGCACCCTTCGCAGAATTTTTTGCTGCCTTTAATTTAGATACTATTAATTCAGCTTTTTTACTCGTAGATTTTTCTGCTTTTATTTCGTCAAGATCAGCCTGATCAAACGTGTCAGATTCTACAAGTTGCAAAAGTTGTTTATCCATTCCATCATAAGCATCAGCGAAATATTTTTTCTTAATATCTGGATGATTGTTTTTAGCAGCATCGATGGACAATAATCCTTTGTCGATAGTAGATACCAAATCATCTGGAACTTTAATGTTTGCAAGTTCAGGCGATGCGAGAAGTGATTTCAAATCTTCACTATCTGATTTTACACCTGCCTTTTGGGCCAAATTATTTAGTAGTTCACCGATTAACATAAATTATTTTTTTGGTTTTGGTCTTGGTTTTGTTGGCTTTCCGCAACAATAGATTTTATTCTGGATTTTCATCGCCTGCTTTTTTATATTTTCTTTTTTCGATAACTATTTCTGTAATAATTTTTCGTAAATGAACAGGTAATTTTTCGTTAATTTTTTCCAGAATTGGTTTTGCTGCAATTTCCATTACCGTTTCTTTATAAACGATCTGACCTTGTTCATCCAAAATAGGATTTATTCCATTTGAAGTTACTGGCGTTTTAACTAAAATTTCTGACATAAATTGCGTTGTGTTATTGTAGAAAGTAAAATTAATTTTAATTAAGCCAATAAATATCTATTTTTATATAAAATATATACATCATGGCTGATATCATATTAAAATCTGTACCTGAAGACATAAGAAAAATTGTCATTAAAGAACAGGCGAAGGAAAAAGAAAACAGAGGTACAAATCAGTATTCAATGGCTTGCGTAATCTTTAAAATCGTACGAGAATGGAATCAAAAAAAGTAACTTGCATTTTAACATCCTGCGGTAGACAGGATTTGTTAGCTATCACCCTGGAATCGTTTTTTAAATTTAATACTTATCCGATCGAAGAGTTTTTAATTTATGAAGATTCTGGATGTGAAGGAATTAATGACGAATTAAAAAAACTTTATCCAGATATTAAATGGATTGAACCGAAAGAAAGAACTGGGCAAATAACAGCTCTTGATTCTTTATGGCAATCTGTTAAAACTGAATATGCTTTTACAATGGAGGACGATTGGGAAACTTACAAATCTGGATTCATTGAAAAATCAATGTTTATTCTTGAAAAGCACGAAAAAATAATGCAAGTATGGCTGCGAGAAAAAGAGGACACAAACCAGCATCCTGTCGACTGGTCTTCAAATTTAGATTTCGGTATTATGAAAACAAATAATGGCCTTTGGGCTGGGACTTGTTTTAATCCTTCGTTAAAAAGAAAATCCGATTATGATTTAATAAAATCCTACGGGAAACATACGCAATTCAGTTTTAAGACACCCTGGAAATCTGAAGCTACTATATCACAATTATATTATAGGCTTGGATTTAAGGCTGCTATACTTCCAGATGGATATATTAAGCATATAGGCTGGGAACGACACGTTGGTGTATAAAAATTAAACACCTATTTCATAAATAAAAATTAAAAAAAAATGACAACACTTCACGAATGGGGAATTTTACATGGATCTGACAAAGCAAAAGCGCATAATTATCTTGATTTTTATGAATCAAGAATTGGCGAACCAAAATCAATTATCGAGTTTGGTGTATTACGTGGATCATCATTAAAAATGTGGCGTGATCGTTATCCTGCTGCTACTGTTATCGGTCTTGATATTATGGAAATAAATGCACCAGAAGGAACATTCACTTTTAAAATCAATGCAGCAAAGGAAAATTGGATTACGAAATTAAATCCAAGATTCGATTTAATTCTTGATGACGCAAGCCATTTAACAACTGATCAGATAAGTTCGTTTGAACTTTGGTGGCCATTAGTAGCTAAGGGCGGATGCTACGTTATTGAAGATATTCATACAATGCATTACGACGCTTATAATCCTTCGAAAATTGATTTAAAAAAATGGGTTGCCGAATTATCTTTACCTCACGAATATTTTACAAGAGTTCCTGGCGATGAATCAGATTCTATGACATTAATAATTTATAAAAAGTAATGATAATTTATACGAGATCATACAATTCAGAATTGTTTTCGATGATGAAACAGTTTATTCCAGAAGGTATAGAAATAAATCAATGGAGCGGATATAACGACTGGCAAGATGCGTTAAAATTTATTGAAGATGTAATTAAAACTTGTCCAACTTGGGCTGTAATTATTGACGAAGATTGTTTTGTGTATAATTTTAAAGCTATCGTTGATATGATAGAGTATATGAAGGAAAATGATTTTACTCATGCTGGTATGCCAGATAGAGGCGTATGCGATCATAGAACTTTACAATGGACAACTTTAAATCCATTTTTCAATATTATAAATTGCAATAAAATACGTGAACTTGGTGGACTTGAAAAAATAGACAAACCAGGATTTATGTCAGCTCCTACTTTTGAAATATTCGATGATCTTTATTTACAAATGTGGAAGGTAGGCAGGCCACTTTATTTAGATGCAATTCCATTGCTCGATAATTATTCGACTAATTTAAAAGATCATACAGGAAATTTATTTGCTGCCCATAGTTGGATGTCACGGGAATGGAAAAACGGTGAAAGATCAAGAATTTTAAACGTATATAATTATGCAAAAGAAAAAGCTGGCAATTATAGTTCCATATAGAAATAGGCTACAGCATTTAAATAAATTCTTGCCGTATATGACAGGAGCGCTAAAAGATGCTGATATTTTCGTTATCGAGCAAATGGATAATAAACCTTTTAATCGTGGTAAACTTTTAAATATAGGCTTTATTCAGGCTGCAGGATACGATTATTACGCACTTCACGATGTCGATATGCTTCCAGTAAAATCTGATTATTCATTTTCTGAAAATCCTACTTTACTTGCGACAAAGGTTCAGCAGTTTGGATATAAAATGCCATTCGATAATTATTTCGGTGGTGTCGTTCTTATTAATAAAAACGATATGGAAAAATGTAACGGTTATCATAATGAATTTTGGGGATGGGGTGGCGAAGACGATTTGTTTCGTGAAAGAATTTTAAATGTAGGTTTAAAAATATCTTCACGTGAATGTATTTATAATTCATTACCACATCCAAGGCCAATAGATGCGAACTTGCATAAAGTAAATGTAAATTTATTGAAATCTGGGCCACAACTTGAAAATGGAATATCGAATTGCGAATACGAATTAATTGAAAAAATAAACAATCATATCAAAGTTAAATTATGAAAGAAATAAAATACACCTTTTACACCGTCAATCCAAGTGAAAAAAATGTTGGTCTGAAACACGTACTTTGGAAAATTACTGATGATAAAAATGTAAGCACTTACGATTGGGGATTTGCAGAATGGCTTGGAAGTAATTGGAATCCGATAGAAGTTCCTGAAGGATTTACAGCGACTGTTTCATACTGGGCAAATACAGCTGATCCTGTAACACTTTTAGGATTCAGCAAAATCATAACAATGGATTAAAGTATAAAGGGAAATTTTATTTCCCTTTTATTTTTGGCTTTGGCTTTTTAACTTCTTTTTTCTTTGGTTCGATATAAGGCACGAACGGATTTCCTTTGGTTGATACATCACTCATTTTATAAATGTTTTAATTTTACTGTATATTTTGTCGTAATCGGATCTTGATATATTTCTAAAATTTTAAAAACAGCACCTTTATCCAATAAAACTTCTTCTTCGTTACTATGAAGTGAAATTTTTTGAACAGCTATACCTTTTGAAGTTTCAATTATTAATTTTATATTACTTGCTTCGCGATCAGTAAAGAAATCTGACTTTATATTTGACGAAGTGCTAACGAATCCAAAATCTTGTATTTTTTTATTGCTTTTTATCATTGACATTAACTGATCACGCTCTTCAATATTATCCAGCTTTATTTCTCGATATACAACTCCTTTAAATCTCGGTGCGTTATTTATAAATTTAGATATTTTTTCGATATATTCTTTAAATACGTCTGGTATTTCTTTTTTTTGCCCTCTAAGATATGAATTTATACTCAAATATGCATTTCCTGTATAACCGATAACAGCTTGTGTTAAATCCTGTGGCACTTTTTCTGAATAATCCGAAAGTTCATTCACCGACTTATCTATATTTGTTGAAACTACATTTGATTGATTTATTATACTGGTATCTTTTTTAATTATAGGAGCTGTTTTTTTAATTACAGGAACTTCTGGAGCATCTTTTTGTTTTATATATGTTTTACTTTTCCAGGCTTTAAAATCTTCAGTTGAATATAACGATTCACGTATAGCAGCTGGAACTTGTTTTTCGGCTACAGGATTAATCGAATGGCCGCAATTCCATCCGCCTGCTCTTACAAAAAAGTTGTCAGCATTAGTTCCTTCGATCATTCCATAAGGTAATCCTGTTTTTTCGTAAATAGCTACTGGTTCTTCATCGCATTTTAATCCTTTTCCTTCCAGCAGTTTTGGTATTTCGCTCACGTGAAAATAATCTTTATCCGTCATAGCGTCGCAAAAACAACGTGTCGTTTCTATATCGCTGTTCATATACCTGTACCATTCATAACCAAGATCACTGCTAACTATCTGGGTATATTGTCGATTGAATTGATTTATAGAATCCTTTGCAATAGTTTTTACATATTTATCCAGGATGCCTTTGCTCTCTGGTGTATTTGTAAGCGATTGTCGCAGCTGTTCTGCAAGTGCGCTATAACTTCCACCTGAAGTTATATTAGTGCGTAAAATACCGATTATATTATCAGATACATTTGCAGAAATTCCTTGAGTAGTTAATTGATTTACGACATCGTTTACAGATTGGTTTCTTATAGCTTTTAAAAGCGCTGTAGGTTTAAATGTAGATTCAATACTTTTCCAATATTGGGATTGAAGACTATAAACCTCATCGAATGTTTTTGCAAACTCTTTTATTTGGCCTTTATACTCTTTATTAAGAATTATTTTGTTCAGTTTATTTTTTATCGAGTTTAATATACTTAAATTTTTTACAGATACAGAAAGTTTATCACCAGTAGTGTCGAGTTTTTTTATTTCATTCAATAGTTCTGAATATAGCTTCCGCTGTAGTTCAGGAATTGATTTTTCGAAAACCAATAGTGAATCCTGTATCGTTTTAACTATATTTTCCATTCAAGCAATAAAGGTAATAAAAAAATATTTTAAAAAATATTTTAGATTTTTGATTTTTGTATACATATTTTATATACATTTACAATTCAAACAAAAAAACTATCAAAAAATGGAAAAAAAATTAACAAATCTTGAATCAGAATTATTAAAAGAAATTATTGGCCTTTATAATGAAGACGATAATATATGTTTTAATAGACAATTAACAAATCAGGAAAAAGGTATTATTTCTTCATTAGTAAAAAAAGAATTGATTTATGATTCTTTTGAAGGTATGGAAGGATATAATCACAACTATTTTCCAATAATAGATTAATAATTAAAAGTGACCGCAAAAGCGGATTATTTTAAAACTAAAAAAATTATCAAAATGTCAAAATCAAAAAAAAATCAAACAGAAAACAAAAAAGAATTTATCGAAATCGGTGATATTTGGTCTCACCCAAAAGGACAAAGAGGTGGCAAAGAAATGATATTTGAAAACCAATGCGAATATTGCGGCAAAGAAGTTTCTGGTAAATCGAATACAAGATATGTCCACATCAACACAGGCGGCCAAATTTTACCTAACGGTATGACAGATGAAGATATAGCTGATTACGAAAAACAAACAGGAAATCAGTCGCAAGGATGCTTTGCAATTGGAAGCGAATGCGTAAAAAAAGTTCTTGGTAAAAACGTTGAAACACATTCTTTCTTTTACGAATAAAAAAACTGGGGTGCAGCATCCATTCAACTGCATAAAAACTATCAAAATGAATATAAATATTATACTATCAGAAACTCAAGTAAAAGGAATAAAAAGTTACTTGACAGAAACTTCTGGCCATAAAGCTACAGCGAAAGAAGTAAAGCAATATATTTATGGAATCGTAACTTCGACAATCTATAATCCTCATGAAGCAATAAGCGATTATATTAATTTCGAAGAAAATAAATCATTTCCAAGAACTGACATTTAAAATATTTTAAAATTATTTTTCTTTTTTGATTTTTGTATACATTTTCTTCTTACTTTTACAATTCAATAGCAATTCAGCTACTGAAAAAAACTATCAAAATCATGTTTACTTACAAATTAAAATTCAGCAATGGTAAAAAATTCAATTGCACAACAACAACACTTGATGCTTGTCAAGAAAAATGTTTGCCATTTTTAATCAATGAAAATGACAGTGTTGAAATTTTATCACCAACTGGAAAAAAATTCATCATAGTTAAAAGATCATCAGCAGATCATTGGAATCACAAAGGTTTTTTCTTTTCTGCTTAAAAAAAACAAGTGTCCGCAAAAGCGGAAATAAATTTTTAATAAAAACCAAAAAACAAAACCATGTTAAAAAGATCAAAAAAAATTACCGATTTAATGTCAAGGCTTGAAACGATTAAAATCGAGCTGGAAGATTTGAAAGAATCGAAACAAGAGTATTACGATGAGAGATCAGAAAAGTGGAAAGAAGGTGAAGCAGCAGATGAACTTGAAACTGACATATTCGCTATTAAAGATATAGTTTCATCACTCGAAGAAGCGTACAATAATATAGACGATTTATTCGAAGATATTTAAACTCCTTTTCTGTTTCCTGATAGTTCAGGATTGACCTTGTAGGCTGGTGGATAAACCTTCAATTTTTAAAACTAAAAAAACTAAAATGAAAAATTTCACTTTATTCCAAATTGTTCCAGATCAAAACGATACGCCAATATTCGATATCGTTGCTGAAGATTATTACAAAGCATTTGAAGGTCTTAAAAAATTATTTATTTGCCTTGAAGATGTTTGTGAAACAGAAATGCTTTTTCAAACAAGATTTGAAAATCCAGTTTTGCAAATTACATCTTCAAATTTTACAAATAAAGTTCAATTAATTTTAGTACAACAATCATTTTAATATGCAACCGAAAATAGTAATAGCCTACGGAAAATACTCTATGGGCGAAATGAACAAAATCACTTTTTTTAAAAAAGATATTGCCGTAAAATCTCTCGAAGTTCCTGGTGTTATTTACGAATCGTATATTACATCAGAAATTAAAAAGTTCAGCTATGATAAAGCTGAAATAAGGTTTTGCGATAATGTTTCAACTATTTATAACGAAGAAAAAATTTCATAAAATGAAAACAGTTTATCAAACAATTATTATTATCATTCTTGCGATACTTATATGTTTCGCTGGGTAAAAAAAATCAAATGAAAGTAGAAAACAGAGGCGGTGCCAGAAAAGATGCTGGAGCAAAAAAGAAAGAGCCAACAACCGTAATTTGTTTTAGGGTAAAATTAAAAGGTTCGAAAACTTTAAAAAAGAAGCTACAGGAATTTATTAAAAATCAAAAAAAAGCCGAGATTTAACTCGGCTTTTTTTTATTCTGGAATATCTGTTGGCATTAAATCTATATTAATAGAATCCATTTGCTCATTAGCAAGCTTGTAAATTTCTTCTCGCTGTTTAGTAATATCTAAATCGATAAAATCAGGATTTTTTTCGATAGCTAATTTTAAAAATTTATTAATGTTTGAACTTACGATATAATCAACTCGTAAAATTCCATCGTTAGATAAACGAGCCATTTTATCGTCCTCTGAGATACCAGATAATGGATCAAGTTTTAAAACTAAATCCACATATTTAGCGATTTCAAGATCATTATTAAATGCCTTACTTGCGTATGAAACTTCCATCGCATTTAAAATAGCTGGATTCAGTTTATTATTTTTTGCAGAAGTTAATTGCTGATCGAAATGTTGAGCAGATAAAATATCATATTTTTCTGGAACAGTAATCATTGGCAGCATATCTATTATCTCGCTTTTTGTATACTGAACTGAATAGCGGTAAAGAGCAGTTAAATAATAAACGTGATCAATTATAGCTACTAAATCTTCGGCAATAGAATGTACCATTGTATTCAGATCATCCTTGTCTACTTCTTTTGCAACTCCAGATTGATTCTGCGGACTTTTCGCCAGAAATTCAAAATTAATAGATGCCAATCCATTATAGATATGTGATTCGACAGAAACTTCTTGGACCTTTATGATCTCTACATCTTTTTCAACGAATCCAGCAGGTGGCGTAGGAACTTGTAATTGATCAAGGCCAGATGGTTTTATTAATAGTTTACTATATGGACCACTTGCGACATATCCTATTCCTTGACAAGTTGTACAGGTAACACTACAAGATGATTCGTTATTCAGCTGCTGTATTCTTTGGCCAGTTCCTTTACAACTTACGCACTCGTTCTGTGTATATTCCCAACGTTCAGGATATAGGTGTAAAACCTTCGCAGCCTGCAGATCGGAATATTCCCTCAATGCTTCGTTAAACTCCGGTAAAATGCCACTAATACGGCTTTCGTAAAGCGTATTCGTTCCGTAAACTTCTACAGCAACTCCGCCAAGCTTGAATATCGGTAATAAACCGAGGCCATGTTCGTAATAGTATGCTTCTGAAAATTGCTTTTTAGAATTTATTTGATCATACCTTGATATGGCAACAGTAGTTATTACGTAATAACTTTCACCATCCTTTAATGAACCTCTTTCAGTATATTTACAACCTACTTTATTTTTTACGACTGCGTAATCATTGTGTACAAAATCGATAACGTATTCGCTATTAAAAACAGTGCATACTGGTTTTAAAAATTCATTTTCAATGTTAGGTATTTCAAGAGGCGCAACAAGAATAAGAGCATTTGAATCGATCAAATAATTTCTTAATAATAAACTAAATGCCCAGTTTGTAATACTCGTAAAAATAGGGTAATTTTTTTCGGCATAATCGATCATCTTTTCACCTTCGATTATTTTATCGAAAGATGTATTCGAATATTTAATCGACCAGTCGGATGATCTTCTAATTTTCTGTAATGTATTTTCGATCTTACTGAAATACGGTTTCGTTTTTGCTACGAATATTTTTTTACGATATTCCAGGACTGTTTCTGGCTCGTTAGGTCTTCGATCATTTATAAGTTCATCTGGAAATTCACCATCAGAGTGAACTCGCATTTCTTCTTCCATATCTTCTGCCTCATCGTAAAAATGATGCTTTTTTTTATCTGTAAAATACAGCTTCAATTCTTCTGGTGTAAATTCTATTTTTGGCATTTTTTTAGATTTTTGAACGTCCTGGTGCCCATTCTTTTTTTGATTTTAATTTAAACAAATATGGCAACCCAAGTTTGTTAGCAGCTACTTGCATAATATTGTCATACGTTCTTTTCATGACAGGACTTGCAACGTTACTTCCAAAACTAAGCAAAAAATAATTATTAAAAAGTACTGACAAATTTGGCATTATTTCATTATGTAAGCGATTCCAATATGCTGGCATCCATCGCTCTGTATGTGTTTCTATTTTTAATATTGCCAAAGCTATATTAAAATACAATTCGTCAGGTATAGATTCACCAAACCTTCGTATTGTTTTTAATTTACTTTCTGGTTTTAATTCCCTGGCTTTTTTAAAAACTTTCGTTCCTTTTTCAAAATAAATCACTTCACTTCTTGTCTGATAAACCTTTTCAACCTTGTATGCTTCTTTTATCTCTTTAATGTCTGCCCAGAAATAATACTTCTGATTTATATTATCAGAATCGCCTTCAGTAATACAAGTAAATTGTACACCACTTAATTCGTTAAAAAGGTCTGAAGGTTTTTTGCCAAGCCAAAGCATATCTGCGTCAAGAAAAAGTGTTTTATCGAAAGGTGTTAACTGATCGATATGAAGTTTTGTTCCGAATCCAGTTCTGAAATCGTTAGGTAATTCGATTATAAAATCAAACATTTTTAACTGATCTTCATTTAAGTGGCTTAATGAATTATCTGAATAAATAATAGCGATTGGCATTTGCTCAATAGCTTTAATTGTTAAAGCGAGATTGTATGCCATTTTTCCATATCCTGGATGGCCTGTAGCGATTAATAAAATTCCTTTATTTAGCATAATCCGATATAAGTTATTGAAATGTAAGGTGAAGAAGCAGAAAAGAATATTGGAACAGTTGCGCCTGGATTAATTAACATACAAATATTAACTGATCCGATAGTTGCAAATGCCTGAGTTTTTACTTCGCCATTACAGTCCATATATGAAAAAGATTCTGGTTTTGGTGATAAAGGTGGTGCGTATGTCACTGTAAAATTACCACATGATTCGGGAATTTTTGCAGTGTTTTCAAAAGAAGCTGAAACAGGTATAGAAAAAACACCTTCACCGCAGTCTGTCATTACAACAAAAGTGTAAGATAAACCTGGAATGATACCAGTAAGTTCAGCTGTTGGCGTTGTGCTACCAATTCCAACTAAAACAGGTGTAAATAAATCAGATGACAAATATAAATTCCAATCGTATGACTGGCCTGGGATGTTTGTCCAGATTGCAGTTGCTTTTGTATCGTCAATCGGATCTTGAACGATATACAATCCTGAAGGCGGAATGCATTCTGTAGAAGTTCCTGAAATATTACAATAAACGTTAGCTTCGTCATACGATCCGTTATCGCACGTAACTCTGTAAGTACATAATAAAAGGTCGGTTATGTCTGGAACAGATGCTTTTAAAATTGCCGTTAATAATCCAGCTTGATCGACTGTAACAGAAGTAAAAAAATCAGTATTAAAACTAACTATTTCGACTGTATATGGAAAACAACATATCGTATCGTTAGCTGTAATTAAATCAGGATACGTTTCAGTCGTTCCTTCATCCCATACTACCGCAGTATGATCGTCAACTAAATCAAGCTGAGATATTTCAGAACAGCTTTGGCAATTATTATTTGTCGCATCAAACGGTGTTACCTGAATTGTAAAAGTAGCTTGTGCGATAGGGTTATTTAAAAAGTCACTCCAGTCGATTCCGTAATCACCATCGATTACTACGTCAGATAAAAATCTTGAATCTTCGATAGTAACTATATCATGGGCCAGAGCGATAACAAGTTTTCTGTGCCAATCTTCGGGAAGGTGATCTGTTTTACCTTCATATGTATTTCTGATGATTGCAGATAATAATTTTGTACTTCCATCTGCTTTACGAAATACAGTTTTTTCCACTGGAAATTGCGGCTTTGATAAATAAAATGGCAATCTTATTCTATTTTTAAACATTGACAGGGATGTTATTTTTTTTAGCGTGATTTATTATTGCTTCGGCATAACCTTTTACACCCACTCCACCGAAATCTTTAAAGTATTTTTTCATTTGCTTATAATGATTCAGCGGAACTTCAACTTTTTTATTTCTTTTAAAATGATCAGAAGCAGATATTTTTTTACCTTCGACTTCTTCGATTCCTTCTGAAAGTAAATCAGCCCCTGTTAATTTTTCTTTTACGATTCTAAAATCTTTCATTGCTGGAAGTTGTTTTGCAATATTTCTGATCTTTTTTAATTTTGCTGCTTTTCCCATTTTTTATTTTTATCTTATTATTACAATACCTGTTGCTGTACCTCCAAAATCAAGACTTATCACTGTCACTGGATAAGCATCAAACGCTGCTGTTATTCCCATATTAATTAATTGGCCAATAGAATCATAAATCCATACCTGAACTACTGGTGCATCACCGTATTTATCTTTCAGTATAGATGTATATGGAATTGTCAGTGTTGCCTGATTTATAAACTGAATAATTGTAGGTGAACAATCGACTCCTACAGCAGGTACATTTAGATCACCACCGTAACAATACTTAAATCCAAAGGCGTCTTCATCGTTTCCGTATTCTATTACTGAAGTAAAACAATCGTCGGCAATTCTTTCGAAGCAATTTGAACAGAACCAAGAATTTTGATATGGTAATGAAATTAAAACTCGTATTTGAAAACATTTATTTATAGCTACAACAGTACTAAATCCTGGTACGCCATGTGGCCAGTTATAAAGCATTTGAGTTGCTGATAGTCTATATCTTTGTGCGTATTCTGAAAAAACAATCAATGGTTCGCCATCGCAATCGCCATTATTTATTAAAGAAAACTGAACTTTATCTTCAAAAACATCATTACCACATAGCTGGTCGATTTCTTCTTCTGTACCTACTAAAACAAATTGAAAAGCGATATCACTTTCATCGTAAACTGGCAAACAATAATCTACGCTGCCCCAGATACATAACTGGGCTGCTGAAGGTTCATCGAATCTTATAAATGAATTTTGAGAATTTATTAGTGTTATTGCCATGATTTTATGAGTGTAAATTGGGCCATTCCTTGAACAGGTTTGTACTCAATATTTATTATAAATGCTTTAAAGAAATCACCAGTTCCACATTGCGTATTAAAATAACCATACGGTGTAGCTTTTATTAGTTTGTATTCGGCAACGCTTAATGGATAATCAAATGTAATTATTTCTGGCTTGTAAATTGGAATTGAATCTATGATATTTTGAAAATCAGTAAAAAATATATCTGAATTTTCGGCCAGAATTTTATTTTCTATCCTACAAAGATCAGTTGCTGAAATAACTCCTTCAGCCTTGTAATTACCTTTTCCAGAAGTAAAAAATAATTTACTTGTGGCGAAGGAAATATTTGGATACGATTGCGCAATTGATTTGAACCATCTCATTAAGTTATAAATTGGTCGTATGCGCCAATTGTAAGCTGTTGTAGGGCTGAAAAAGTTTGATGCCGATTCTACTATTCCCTGCTCAACTTCATAGCCGTATGCGTTCTTTTTTACACAGATCAAAAATATATCATTATCGTATGTACTGTCGGTATTTCCAGAATTTAGAAGTGTAGTCGTGCGAAGGTTTTCGATAATATAGCCACTCGTAATAAAATTGCATCTAATATCCAGCTCGTTTTTTATAGCTTTTATACTGGTTCTATATTCTTTTTCGGAATTAAATTCATCGATACCTTTTATGCTTTTTATTTCCCATTTAGCATATCCGCATTTTATATTCGAAAAAACCTTTGAATCAAGCAAATCATGTTTACTTTTTGGAATCGATGGAAGGTCCATAATTTTTATATCCTGATAAAAATATTGAACAGGCTCGATACGTACGTTATTCGATTCCATTCCCATTCCAATATTGTCTACCGCTCTCAATCCTTCCATTAGTTCCTTCATAGAGGCGAAGAAATTTTTATCGACCGCTTGTCGTATTTTCAAACCTGGCGTTAAAACTCTTAATGATCCGCATCCGTCTGTTACTGATGTATATGGTTCAGAATCTATCCTGCCGAAATAATCAGATTTAATTGTAAGACATCTATCGGTAATTGATTCAGTTACTCTGGCCAGGGTTTCATTTACGAGATATACTTTCGCATCTGTAGGTGGGCAAACTTTCGTATTCGTTATCTGAATCATTGTTTCCGGATTAAATTCAACATCAAAATCAGCAACAACACTTGTTCCAACGCCAGCAGAGTAATAAACTTTTATATATGCGTATATACTCCAACCAAGTGGGATTGTAACTGTTCCAGAATATGTTTTATCAAATGGTTTTGCAGAATCAAATAATTCACCAATCAAATCGTTATGTAAAGGAATAGCATCGCCTGTTAAATTTCCTGGCCCTGTATGAGTTCCTACGCCATCCCAAATATCAACGCAAACTCTTAAAGTTAATGTCGCGAACGCTCCAACATAAACTGCATTATTTACATTTATAGCACCTTTTAATCTTATATTATAATTAAATTCATCAGAAATACAATCAGAATTTTCTTCCAATAATAATTGAGGCGTAAGCAAAAACATATTTGCTGGATCTTGCCAGTTGTTAAATGGATTATCCAATTGGCCAGTAAGTATCGAATTGTCATTTACTCTTAAATATGTTGGTCGTATTAATAAATTTTGCTCACCTAAAAAAAACTGAACTGCTGTAAGATTTAAAAAATCTAAATCGATAGAAACATCAGCATCAGTACTGATCGGGATTTCTTGTGTAGCTAATGGCATTGTAAATCCAAGGCCATCGTATGCTACAAGATTCGTTACCTTATCAAATGCGACATTAGTATCGATATCGACTTTCTGATCGAATCTATTTTTAAAAATCATCGAGCAATTATCCTGCTCAATTGATAATCTTATCAGGCACTCGTTTCCACATGTTTCTTGATAATTACCGAAATTTAATTTACCTGAAATAGCAACCTCGTAATCGGTTTCACCTTCGCATTTATTTTCCGCAGTAAATATTACAACTGCGTCAACTCCAAAAGTTTCTTTTGCCTCTTTTAAAATATTATACGCCTCACCATAGAATGATAATTGAGATGCTGATGCTTCAAAGAATATACCATGCCATCTTTCATCTCGCATTACGTTAAACGATATAGTATCGAAGCCAATCGGTTCGTCTATTTCTGTTGAATTTAATTTGAATCGCCAGTTAATCATTCGAAAGTATATCTATTTGTAAAATATTTTGTTTTACTTATTCCATTCGCAACGCTTTCTTCAATAAAATCCTTATCTATATTTACCGAAAAGCTACTTTGCGGAATTGCTTTTGCAAGTTTTTCATAATCGAACTTTTCTGCTTTACTTCCATTTGCCAAAGGTTTTAAATCTGTGTTATGTAGCATCTGCCTTGTTTCTGAAGCAGTATAAACTTTATCTTTTGCGTTAAGATAAGTTTGAGTCGGCTTAGTATATAAAAACATCCTGCCATCTCTCTCAACCAGTTCTGATCCCATATCTCCTACGATTCCTGGTCCTTCATATCTGTCCTTTTTTCCTTTAAAGAATTTTGGTACAGGTTTTGAAATAATAATAGCAGCTTGGGCAGCAGCAATAGCAGCGTAAATTCCACCAAGAATTGGCCCTCCTTGTGAAAGTCCTTGCAAGTAAGCAGAAGGAATAGCGAGAATCGCTTTAAATATAGCGGCAGATTTTTCTTGCTGCGCCTGTCTGTTTTTAGCTTTCGCTTCCAAAATTTCAATTTCCTTTGCTCTTGATTGTGCTTGTTTTTCTGTTATTGCTCCGGCATCTACTAAATCCTGGAGCTGCTTTTTCTGAAGATCAATTCGCTGTAATTCAGCTTCTGAAGATGCAGCAGAAAGTTGTGCAGCAAAATCTGCCACCTGACCAACTATTTCAATTGTCAATGCTGCAATTGCTTTTAACCTTTCATTTCTTTCATGTTGATCACTTTTATTTATTTCCGAAATCTTGAACATTACATCAGTTTCGATTTGCGCTTTTTCTTCTGCTAATTTTTTATAGTTATCTCTATAATCTTGGTCTGATTGTTCTTTTTCCAGATTTGCTTTTATTGCATTATCAACTCCAATTGTTTCCTGAGCTGCAAGACTTTTTACTGCTGCTATTCTAACGGCCAGACTTTCTTTCGTGTCTTTTGATATTTTATCAAGTCCAATTTTTACAATATTGTTTGTTTTAGCACCAGATGCTACGTCATCTGCCAGCTGTTTATCTATCGCAGCATTTTTTAATGTCCTTATATCGGCAATACTTTTCGCCTGAATTAAAAGGATTTTGGCAGCGTTACCTTCTGCGGCAGTAATTTCCTGCTGCGATATAGCGTTTATGTTTTCTATTTGAAGCTGTAGGCGTTCTTCGTTATTTAATTCGATTCCTTGTAATACAGCATTGTTCGTATCTATTATTGCCTGTAATTGAGCGTCAGATGCTTTTTTATTAAAATCTGCATCCAGTTTCATCCTTTCATCGTAAGATTTTGCCCTGATTAATTTTATCTGTGCTACTGTTAATTTTTCGCCTTGTAAATCAACATTCCTTTTGGCAATACTTAATTTTTTCTTCAGGTTTAATTCTTCTACACTATTTTTTTCTACAAACAAAAGTTGCCTTTCAAGATTCGCTACGATATCATTCAAACCTTGTAACATTGTAGCTTTTTTGTCTGCCAAATCTTTTTTATTTAACTCTTGCTGCTTCTTGTTATTTTCTTCCATCTTTTTCAGCCTGTCTTCACCTTCATCTTTCAGTGCTGATTTATATTCTATACCAAGAACTTTCAGCTGGTGATTCAAATCATTTAGTGATTCATTATTCACTTCAATTTGATTATTCAATACACCCCATTGAGCAGTTCCATTTTTTGCAGCATCCCTTTGATCTTCCAAATCCTTATTCATCCTTTGAATATTATCGAATTGTTTGCTCATTCCTTGTCCTCGTATTTCTATCAACTTACTTTCAGCAGCTCCAGCTGCTTTTGCATTAGCAACCGCCAATTCAGTTCTTTTATCTATGGACTTGCTATTCATGTCCATTAAATTATTCTGATTTTCGATTTGCTTGTTTACCTCTTCGACAGAAAGTGCAGTGTCGTCCATTGCTGCTACCAATGCCAATACAGCTACTATCACCAAACCTATTCCTGTAGCAGCAAGAGCGACTTTGAATCCGATAGTTGCGGCTGTAGCTTGTCCAGTGACGAGTGTATATAGTTTTTGAGTAGCAGTTTGGATTCCTGTTGCCATAGAATCAGCAAGCTTTGTGAGTGAACCCTCTTTTAAAGTAGCATTATAAAATTGTTGGATTCCAGAAGCAAGTGCCATCGCTCCATTAACTTTTAATAATGCTTTCTGAACATCTTCACTTTCATTTCCGAATAAAGCAGCTGCACCCTGAACTGCTGAAAAACCTCCAGCCAGAGCTGATATCGATCCAACAACATTATCTATATTTCTTGTGTCTGATCCAGCATTTTTTATCTCTGCTCCGGCATCTGCAATAGCATCTTGTAATTCACCAGCACGTTGCCTCATTTTATTAAATGCTTCACCTGTATCGGTTCCATTTAATTTAGCTTGGGCGAGTTCATATTTCAGATCTTTTAATTCTGTTTTTAAAGATTTTACCGGTTGGTTTGCTTCTTGTAATGCTGCTTGAAATTCTTCCATTGACACACCAGCCTCATCAAGTGCATCTTTCATTCCGGCACCGAAGGCATCTTCTACACTTTTTCCGAGTGCTTTTGCAGTTTGCATTACTTTTCCAAACTCTGCTACAAGTCCTTTAACGTCACCCTGGCCTGATTTAATTTTGGAAAATAATGAAGTAAATTGAGCAGCGACCTTTGGATCAAGTCCTGCTTTCTGAAGTTTATCAAGCGTTGTATCAACTTGATCATCCTGGACCTTAAATTCAATTATAACTTCTTCTGTCATGATAATATGTTTTATGAAGCATCGGCAGAAGTTGCCCAGAATTAATGTAAATATATTACTTTTTTGATTTTAAACTTACTTGAAATTTACTATTCAAAATCATATAGTAATCCATAATCGGTATCGACTCGTATTCTTTTATTTTACTTGGCTCAAAATTTCCCATAGAACATAACTGGTCGTATCTTTCATTTACGGATTTTCCGACAATATTTTTGTATGAAGCAGACGGTGTGTTTCTTCTATGAGACTGCTTACTGTTAAATAAATCTGGGAATCTTTTTCGGGCAAGCTTAACGACGGCACCAATTCTTTCAGTGGTGTCCTTGAAAAAAAATCGATCCCACCTCCAGCGGATTTCCATTTATCAATCTTCAATTTATTATACTCGTAGTCGTAAGAATACATGCTTTCTGTTTTATCAAAAAATATTACAGAAGCAAGCTTGTAAATATAATCTGGGAATGGCATTAACTCCAGCCGCTCTTTTAAATTATTATTTATTTGAAGGATATAATCGAGACGAATACTTTTCGGGTTGCTCAATATCTTTTCCATGGCCTTGCAGTGCGTTTCCAGATACTCTTTATTACAGTTCATTTCCATTTCTGTATAAACACCCATTGCTGCAAAAAATCGTCCTGTAGGAACGTCTGTAGTCGATTCGAACATCCAGTAATCTGTTCCGCCGATAGCAAATGCTGGTATTACTTTATATTTTTCGTCTACAAGATAAGGTTTCAGCTTATGTTTAAACAGTCGTTTGATTCTACTAAACAAAGAGATTTTAATTTTGCGCATAATGTTAATATTGGTTGGTTTTTAGCTATGTAATTATTTTGGAACTTAATATGGAAAAGATTTCTTTTTTTAACGTAATAAACGATATAACCTGATTTTTCGTATTTAAGATTCTTTACACCGGTGCAATTACACGAGCCGATGTATTTAAAACCTTCAATCATTTTGGAGCATTGAGATTACAGCACTAAATCCCATAGCTGGAAGTGCTAAATAAATTGGCCAACCAAGAATCAGGCAACTAACTATCGACCACCAGAAAGTAGCGCAAATAAAGCATCCGAAAATAGGCTTGGCCCAAAACTCACCGATGATTACTTCTATTATTCTCGCTGGTTTATCGAAGATCATATCGGTCCATGTGGTTGCACATATGCCAATTGAAATAAGTGACAAAATAATTATCTTTTCAATCATTGTAAAAGTGTTACAGTTCCAGTAGCTATATCACCGTGATCGATGATAATATCTGTTGGAGTGATTTTAATTTGTGTAAATATTCCTGACTGAATAAATGAGCCGTCTGGCTGAAGGTAAAGAACTTGGATTGTTGGTATTTCACCTGTATATCCAACTGAAGTTGTCGTCTGATTTACAAATGAAAAAACTGATTCTTTGCAACAACTCATGTGTAAGTATTTAAAAATTGATAGGCGAAATTTTAAGGGACAACCCCAGTAGAAGTATATCCAGCAAATGGAAATACCAATTAGAGTAATATCCAACAAATGGATATTCCAATTAGCAGGTTATCCCTTAAAATTTACCTATCAATGAAC